AGGGTCTCTTTGATTAATCCGTGTACCGAATCACATAAGGTTCTGAACCTTAACACGACGGTAGTAACGGTTTGAGTTAGCAAGTAAGCGTCCAAGACCTTGGTTGGAAACGTTTCCTTCAGCGAAGGGGTTAGCAACGATTCCATAACGAGTCTTAAAGCCAATTTTTGGTTGGAAGGTGTCCTGACCAACTGCACGAACCATCTGTAGAGGAACGTATGGGCAGTAGAACACACCAGCGTCATAAGGGTTAGATCCCTTGTAACCAACAACGTAGTACTGGTTAGCGTCGTTGTTTGCAGCGAATGGGTCGATGTAAACTTTGTACTTACCAGCCAATGTTCCAGCAAATGTATTGCCAGTGTCATCAACGTTAAGGTTAGCGTTAAGAGCAGGTGTATAATCTAGGATACCAGCCATTGTAAGGGCACTAGCAACGTCTGCAGAGCAGAGGACAACGTTGCCCTTTCCGCGACGAGTTCTTTGTGCGATCTGGTTAGCATCTCTTTCGATCTGGAACAGAAGTCCTTTGAACTTCTCAACTGACCAACGACCATTACTGTCAACGTCTAAGTCGAAAGCACCGGCAGTTGCAGTATTAATTGTTGCACCTTGTTCTGCAGACTTGTAGATAGTACGGATAACTTCGCGGTTGATCTCAGCAAGAATCTCTGTGGAGAGAATGTTTGCGAGTTCAGACTCAGCGTTTAGTCCGTGGATAGCTTTCAAGTCCTGAGCAAGTTCTAAACTGTACTCAGCTTTTAGCGCACGAGATTTCGCAGTAACTGTTACTTTCTCGATGGAGAACGCCATTTCTTGGAAATGGTTTCCAGCAGCATCACCTAATGCTTCTGCGTCTCCTGTGTTCATACCTTGTCCTACGTCGTAGGCAGAGGTTGTTGCGGAACCAACTGGGTTAAGAACAGATGGGTTAGTACCAGACTGTGAAGTAGTACCAAAACCAGCAGCGGTATCGGAGAATCCTCCAGTGAGGGTTTCGCCGCTGTTCTGTCCTGAAAATGCTGAATCTGGCTCATCGAACAGAGCTTCAGTTCCACTCTGGTTGGTGTAGCGAGAACGCATTGCGAAGATAAGTCCTGTTGGACCACTCATTGGTTGTACGCCAGCGAGGTCATAAGCGACCAAGTTAGGCATTGCACGACGAATCAATGAGATAAGTACAGGGTCGAAACCTGCAACTGGACCAGCAGCGGTAGAAGAACCACTAAAACCAGCTGTACCAGCTGAGTTAGTAGGTGAAGCTTCTCCGAGGAACTGTTGCTCTTCGCGGAGCATTTGTTCTTGGTTCTCAAGTAGGACTGCAGTTACATTCCTACGGTGCGAATCTTTTATTGGATCTACTCCCTCGTAATCGAGGAGAGGTGCCCATTTTTCTGTTAGGGCAGAGTAATTGATGTTTTGTTGCATCGTTTTATACGGTGTTAATTAATTTGAGATATTCACTTCCTATTAACACGTCCAAGAGCTTCAAGGTAAGTAGCCATGGAACCAGTAGCTGGCTCAACATGTTCTGCTTCTTCTTTCAGTTCTTGAGGTGCGCTCGTAGAGGAACTAGTCTTTCCTCCTTTGAAGTATGACTCCTTAAGAGTTTCTAGTTTTCCACGATAGGCTTCTTCACTTTCAAACTCAACACCTTCAGCAAGACTTTGTAGTTTTTCCTTTTGGGATACTGCAAGTCCTTCTGCAACATTATTAAAGACAGTCTGAGCAGTTGACTCACCAAGTTTTTGATTAAGTGCAACGTTCTTTTCTATCTGCTCGTTGAGCTTTGTCTCCATTTCATCAAGCTTGTCTACCATATTCTCTAGAACATCATATTTATCTTCAGGTAATGATACATAATGATCTTCAAAAAGCTTTTTCATGCCGTCTAAGAATGATTCAGTCATTTCGGCTTTGATGCCGCTCTCGACTGCTAACTTGTTCTCTTGTAACCATTCGTCGGCAACGTACTCAAGGTATGCATCAGCACGCTCTGTAAGTCCTACCTTGATTTCGGCGACTTCTTCGTTGAGCTTCTTATCATACTCTTCGTTGAGTTGATTTTCGATATCAGTAATCTTAGCGTTTATGGAAGCTTCAAAGATTGTCTTTGCCTTTTCCTTAAACTCTTCAGATAACTCTTCCCCAGCAAGAAGTGCGTTAACATCTTCTTCGATGGCAGCGTTAAGGTCAACCTTTGTCTCGTCTTCCTTAGAAACTGTTTCGTCTTCGACGATGGCTTCCACCTTCTCGTCTTCTTTGACTTCAGCTTCTTCGTAAGAAACTTTTCCTTTTGAAATAGTTGGCATAGCGTCAGCCTTCCCACCGTTTTTAGTAACTACATCCTTGACCTGTTTAATGGTCTGGGTTGGAGTCTTTAGTTTATTAGACTCGTCATCAGGCTTCGAGTTCTGGGGTGTAGGACCTCCCAGATCTTCTACTGCTTGAGAACTTTTTACATAATCGCTAGGAGTTGAAGGCATTGGATCGCCTTTACTAGCGTTAGCGTTAACAGCAGTGTTGGATTGCTTTGTGCCTACTTCCATTTCTTGTAAATCTCCACGAGACATTTGAACTCTCCGGCGTAATACGGGTTAGATATCGTAATCTGTATTTATTTATTAAATCAAAGATTTGATAGGAAGTTTTGGAACAATTCCAGCTTCTTCTCATCAAGTTCTTGACTTGTCACTAATGTATTTATAGTTTCTTGGGTCTTCTCAATGGCAGACTCAACTACTTCTTCAGGCTCTTTGACTGCAACTGGTTCTGGAGTTTCCTCCTTGACAACCAATTGAGCCTCACGAGCCTTAAGAAGGCCAGCTTCCCAAACCCAATCAACTCCTTCCATAATACCATTGACAAAAGCGTCAGGGGCAGAAGGATCTGCTACTATATCAGCAGCAGTTGCGAGCATGAAGTCTTCACCAACGACTTTGTATCCTTCGTTAGTGTCTCTTAGACTACCCATGCCTCTAGAAGAAACTCCAAGTTGTACGCCTTCCTCAAGAAGATTCTTGGCGATAACACCCATTGGGGTTTCTAAAAGCTTTGCTTTACCTACAAAATTATTTCCTTCTGCATGAAGGTCAATAATCTTATGAGATACTCTGTCCAAATTAACAGTTGGACCGTCTGGATGACCTAGCTCTCCAAGAGCTCGACCTTTAGCTACAAACTCTTCACAGTACCTATTAACTTCTTTTGCAAGAACTTCTGTAGGATAGAATCGACCATTCCTATTCTTAAGGTTACCTTGTAAAAAAGTACCCTCAATAAACATAGACTTCTTGCCTTCCTTTTCTTCGACAAGAACTTTACAGGTTTCGATCTCTTCTCTAATGAGTTTCATTTTTAAGCCTCAGGTTTTTCTTCTTCGGTCTCATTATCAGGTGTCTCCACTTCAGCAGTAGGAGTTTCAACTTCTGGTTCAGTTTCAACAACTTCAGGAGCTTCAGCATCTACAGATGCTTCAGGTTCTGTTGCATCAACTTCAGTCTCAACCTCAGTTTGAGGTTCTTCTTGTCCCCATTGAGGACCACCAAACAATGAACCAGTCACAGTTGGTTTTATGCCGTCAATATTCTCTGCTGACTTAGCATAAAGAAGATCTTTGATCTTATCATGTACATCAGATGCAGAATCATCTTTCGCAATCATATCGATTAAATCAGAATCCATAACAGTAATTATGATGTTAGACTAGTAGTATTTATATTTCCCCACCCTTGGGCATATTCATAGGTTGTTCCTGTACAGGTTCTTCCATTGGCATTTCTGGATTAAGAGCTCCGCCAGGCATTTGTTCTGGATGTATACCCATACCTAACTGTTGGGTTTCCATAGGATCCATAACTTTGCCAGCCTTAATCTCTTTCTCCATCTGCTTATCAATTTCGATAATCTCCTCATCCTTCTGTTTAAGAATGTTTCTTCTTACGTACTCAAGGGAATAGTACTTACCAACATAAGGATCGACTGCAGCAACAACACCAAGTCTCTCATTGATGAGTTCAACTTCTTTAAGTTCTGCAAAATGATTATCATAAACATA